AATCTTACCTTATCTCCTAAGTCTGTATTACCAGACGTTACGCTATCTTTAACACCGCCCACTTCATCTGGGGTTACGAATTCCCAACCACCATCGATTGCGGTCTGGATACGACCTGGCTCATCATTAAAGATGTGCATGTGATATCCAGGGATTTGATTATTAACAGTCAGCTTAGCTTGAGTGCCATTGAAAACGTTTCTAACACGTTCACGTGTAGGACGTTCATTTGCAGTTCTAGTTAATGCTTCTTCTCTCTTTTGTTCAATTGTTTTAGCTTGTGCCATTTCTTAACTCCAGTCGTAATTATCAACATATTCTTGTTTAGATTTAATCCATCCATTTTTAATGAATCGATCGCATGCTTCTTTTGCATCTTGTGGTAAGTTGTCATAAGATTTTTTAGTACTACCACCACCGGATCTTACATTTCCTGAACTGTCTACAGAATTAACTTTGGGTTTTTTACCCATAAACTTTTCAGGGAAATACTCAGCAAGCTTTTCATCTATCTTATCAAGAAACTCACGACCAGATAAGTGAGGGAACTGCTTTCTTACAGTTGCACCTAAAGCATTAGACATTTCTGTCATCTCTGTATCTTGACCAAACCACTTATTGCGGTCTAACCATGCAGAGATTTCAGGGTCCAGTGCTACGGGAGTAGGTTCAGTTTGAGGCGGTGGAGTTTTACTCTCCGCTTTAGCTTCCCGTTGTGCTTCTTTTAGTTCGTCAATACGATCATCTAGGTCTACTACTAGATCTCCGTTACCCTCAGCTATTGCTGCTCTTTTTTGAGATTTTAAATCTACAATTTGAGCTTCAAGCTCTATCTTTTTACGTTCAAATGATTCTTTTTGAAACTCTTTAAACTTTTCAGCATCAGCTCTAATCTTTTCAATTTGCTTAGCTTGCTCTTCAAGTTTCTTTAAAAGCGTCTCATTATTCTTACGTAAGATTGGATTAATCTCTTTACCTCTTTTAACAAAGGTATCTGCATCTACCCAATCATCTTCAGAACCTCTAAACTCTTCTTTAGGTACCCACCCAAATACACGAGCTTCTTTTTCTACAGCTTCATTACCTTCTGGTTGTTGTTCTGGTTCTACTGCTTTATTCTCTTCTGTCATGGTTTCTCCTAATCGACTATTGCTACAACATCTAAATCATTTATGATACGGTATTCTTTTTCGTCATTGCCATTATAGATTAGGCCTGAGTACTTACCAAAGATTACATGGTCACCTTCTTTAGCCCAAGGGCTTGGTTGATCTAACCATGCACTATCGCCTACTTCGACAATAGTACCTTTTAGTTGTGCTAGTCTTTCTCTATCTCGTTCAACACCGACTGAAACAATAATACCACTTTGTGTTACTTCTTCCACTGGGTCTGGTAGGATTAAAACTCTATGACCCTTTGGGTGAATACCACTAGTATTTTGCATCTTCTCTTGCTCCTTCTACTAAGTCTTCATAGGTTAAATCTATGATACTTAAAATTGCATTACATCTACCTAGTACTTCTTGAAGGTTGTCTACATTACCACGAACAACCATCTCTTTCATATATTCCCTATCGTTATGCAGGGCCTTGAGTAAAGCTTTCGTTACTAGGTGTTCCTTCCATTCCTGGAATTCCTCCTGGGTTATTACCATTTACATTTTCTCCTTGAACTATCTTAGAACTAATATCTGACTTTGCTCCCGTAGTATCAGTTTTAGCTGCGGGCTCAGGCAACATTTCTTTTAAGAACTTAATTGAATCAAATATACTTTGTTGCCTATGTTTTGCTGCACCAATCTCTGCTTGAATTAGAGCAATCATATTATTTCTAGGTACATCATCTGCTTGCTCTAAAGCTAGTAAAGCTTCTGCTTGTAGTTTTAAGATACGAGCTTCATTAGTTCTAGCTTCTTCTTGTAACTCAGCCATCTTAATTCTAGTAGTTGCATCTATATCTTTCATGTCTACTTGAGCTTTAAGTTTAGCAATTTCTAGCTTAGCATCAGGTTGTTGAGGTATAGCATTAGGTCCTTCAGGACTTGGTAATATCTCTTCAATATTAGATATCTTAAGTGCTTCTAAGTAACGTTTAGTTACTTGGTACATATTAAATCCTGGTACTGTTGCAGCTGTTTGCATTAAAGCCTGCGCTTGCATAACACGTTGGACATCAGTAACTACATTAGGATCAGCAATAGGTCTTAATGTGTTCGCATCAATTAAGTAGTCTGTAGCTCTAATAAAACCTTGTGTATACTCAAAGTCACCAGCTAAGTATAATTGATTAAGTCTATATATCTTTTTAAACTCTTCTTTTAAAGCCCTATGTATACGTTTAAATATACCAGCAAAAACTTTCATACCTTGTTCTGCCATTGTTTGGGCAGTTTGAGCAGGAGTATTTTGACCTACGTTTTCTCCTACCATAATATCTGTTGAACCTACAATACGTTCACCATAGTTAACTAGTGTTTGTAATAGTGTAAATAAAACACCACTAGGTTCTCTTACTGGAAGAGGTACAATACCTTTTGCAAGATCCTCACCAGTAGAATCTACATGTTTCCATTCAAGTGGGGCAAAGTTATAGTTACCACCTCTTACCTTAATACCTCTAGATAGGAAACCACCTGCAGTTGTAGCCATGGTACCAGCATCAATGAGTTGATTAATAATAGTATCAATAGACTCATTTAATGGTCCTAGTAAAATACCAAAACCTATATCGTAAAATCCACCATCTGGTGATGGAATAAATGAATACTTAGTAAAATAAGTCTCAGGGTTTATATTAATTATTTCATTCTTTTTGTTTCTCAAAATAGACGATTCTAGGTAGTTGGCTACTATACGAACCACTTTTCCTGATGGTCTATGTACTGTAATGATGTATGGCTCTTTATAACCATCACCATCTAAGTCTTCCCAACGATGTTGTTCAAGAAACTCAAAAGGAGTACTTGTATCTGTATGGTCATCATATACACCTTGTTGCTTATCTTGAGCCAAAGATAAATCATCTTGTGGCTGCATTATTGGTTTACCTAAATCTACATCAAGCCATAAACCTCTACGTTGTCTACTAATAACATCGTTAGTTGATAAGTATAAAACATGAGTTTGTCTTGTACAGTCTTTTAAACTCTTTGTCCAATAAGAAACAACAAAGTCTTTTGCTAATACGTTCTCTGATACTGGATGATTATTATTAAAATCCCAGTATGTTTTCTTAAAAGCACAACCTACAATAGGAACTGAAATAAGGACTTTGTCCATTTCACTTTCCCAGTTTTCATCTTCAGTAAGGATTTGATAAGACATATGTGTTTCAACACGTTTTGCCTTTTCAAATATACTATCGTTTATATTTGTTTCATCTAGTTTATGTTCTAAGAAACTAGGTACATCTAGTTTAACAATTTGGTTAGATGGTATTAAAGCAGGATAAGCTCTACTATGAAACTGTAATGCTGCTATAGTAATAAGGGGAAACTTAACGTTAGATGCTCCAGACCAAGGAAAGGATTTAGCTTCCGCTACCTGTAGAGCTAGCTTCATAGCTTCTTCTACACGTTGTTCCCAAACACTTCTAGATTCTTTATCTAAATTAAATTCAGATACAACTCTAGCTCCAAGAGTATTTAAACTCTTTTGATCTAACATCTCCGCTATATTATCAGAAGACATTAGTTTTTCAATTTTAATATTTACATCAAGTTCCATATTTAGTATCCAGTAACCTTAGATCTTCCGTTATTTTGTTGAGATTGCATATATTTATATTCGTATTCTTCTTCTTCTTCGGGAGTGTCAGCATCTTGAACTTGATCCACTACTAACCCTAACCAACTTAATGCATCTACTTGGTCATCATGTCTAGCTTTAGGAAACCTAACCATCTCCTCTTCTAAGTCTCCATACCAAGATTGTGTCTTATCAAATTTAACACCTCCAGCTTTAAACCTAGCCTGGAATGATCTAGCTCTAGCTTGTTTATCTTTTGTAGGAGTCATTGGGTATAAGTTCATATATGCTTGTCTAGAGATTTGTTCTCGTCTAAGAATAGCACCAATAGCTTTTTCAATAGCACCTTTTTCTGTTACAAAGTAGTATGGTTCATATTTCTTTTGTACAGAAAACATTTCATCTACAATTTCTAAAGCATCCCACCTACCTCGTCGAATATCGACTATGTTCATAATTCCATCGGAATCAATACCACCAATAGCAATAACAGTATAATCGCTACGCTCTCTTGTAGAGATGGCGAAGTCAACTGCAGCGTAGTAAGTAAGTTTCTTTTCTTTGTGTTTAATTGCATCTAATGTAAATTTTGGTATCTCAACAAAGTCTGTTCGTTTAAAGTATGCAGTAGACTCATCAATAGGATAATTAAGAAACTCTTGTGCATATACTTCAGGAATACCTTGCTTAGTATAATCTTCTTTTTTATCTTTAAAAAAATCAGCTGTGTATCTATCAGCCCAAAGTATCTGACTGTAATCTTCTGAGTGAGCTCTATATCTTACAGATCTCCACTCTACACGCTTACGTGTTGAATATGTTTTTAATGGCTCAACCTTAGTATAATCACCATCATAATCGGGAGGCATAAGACGATTGAGTAGGGAATCGAGATGTAACACAGTTCCCACAATACGTACAATACCATGCTGAGCCCGACAAGGAAGAAGTGCAGCATAAAACCACCTTCTGAACT